CGTTGCCATATAATCACCTCCTATGGACAGCATAGCACAGGGAGTCAATGGGCGAGACATTACAGTACAGTATTGTAGTATCACACATTGCACATGCAATGAAGCACTATATTTTCAAGGGTGCTTTTCGTTACCTGTAATTGACATCCCGCAGATCCTTCTGTAAGATAGACATAGAAACTACATAAAAGGAGCCGCGCTCCTGACTGCAATCATAGATGCGCGACTCCGGCCCGTAGGCAAGGTCATTGTAACATGGCCATGCCTGCTTTGCATAGTCAAAGGAGGTATTTTTTATGTCATCAGATTACAGAATGCAATTTGTGAAGGATGTCGAGGCGAAGCTGGCGCTGCACTACAGCCCGGAAGAGATCGCGCTGATCTCGAACGTGGTCGTCAAGGCGCTGGAGGGGTATGAGCTGACGGAGCGCTGCACGGAGCTGGCACTGAGGGACGACATCAATGACAAGCTGCTGAAGAGGTACCAGGCGTGCCTGATCGTAGACGGTAAGAGCCAGAACACGGTCCGGCAATACGCGAACACCATCCGGAAACTGTCTGATGCCCTTAACCGGCCATTCACGGAGATGGGGACCTACGACATCCGGTACTTCCTGGCAATAGAGCAGGAGCGCGGGATCTCGAACCGTACACTGGAAAACACAAGAGCCTATATCAGCTCCTTCTTCCAGTGGATGGCAGAGGATGAGATCATCCCGAAAAATCCTGCTGCCAAGATCAAGCCGATCAAGTACACAGAGGAAGTCAGGGAGCCCTTCTCTGAAGTAGAACTGGACGCGCTCCGGGGCGGCTGCCGTTCAACGAAGGAGAGGGCACTGATCGAGATGCTGCTGTCGACAGGAGTCCGAGTCTCGGAGCTGGCCCTGATGGAAGTGAAGGATGTCAACCTGGAGAACCTGTCCGTACACGTAATACACGGCAAGGGCTCCAAGGAGCGGATCACTTATACGACGCCGGTGGCAGCGAAGCACCTAATCGCGTACTTAAAGCAGCGCAAGGAAGACGGACCGGCTCTCTTCTATAATAAGGACCACGGCCCGCTGTGCGCGGGAGGGATCCGGAAGGCGCTGAACGTCATCGCGAAGCGGTCCGGCGTGGATCACGTTCACCCGCACAGGTTCAGGAGGACCTTCGCTACGAACCTGGCGAAGCGCGGGATGGACATCCAGGAGATCCAGCGGCTCCTGGGGCACAGCAATATCAACACTACCATGGTATACGTGAGGACAGATGACTCCAAAGTGCAGGCATCCTACAAGCGATACTCAGCATAACTTATTAACCGAGGGCATCCCGATCCGGGGTGCTCTTTTTTATGGAGAAGGCAGACATGGATTTATTTTTAAAAGCATTGCCGTACATCATCAACATATTGTCAGGCTGTATCCTGGCGATCGCGACCTACAACATCAACAAAGCCAGAACAGACAAACAGGAGCAGGACAGGAAGCAGCAGGCCCTTGAGGACGGCGTCCAGTGCCTGCTCCGGAACTCGATCGTGACAGACTATAACAAGTACACAAACAAAGGATACTGCCCGATCTACGCGAAGGAGACGCTGAAGAAAACATACCAGGCGTACTCCAACCTGGGCGGGAACGATGTAGCAAAAGAACTGTATCACAAATTACTGCAGATGCCATCGGAGGTAGAAAATGGACAAGGTATTCACGAAGAAATGGTTTGAGGCAACACTGATCAGGATGATCCGGACCGGAGCTGAGGCAGCCCTGGCTGTTATCGGATCCACAACGATGTTCGGCGGGGTAGACTGGCGCGTGGTAGGATCTTCGACGCTGCTGGCCATGATCGTATCGTTCCTTCTGGCTCTTAAGGGCCTGCCGGAAGTGATCGAAGAGGAGCTGTGATGACTACGGCTGCGGAGAGGGCGCTTGCCTGGGCGAAGATGATCGCAGCGGATCAGAGCCACGGATACAGCCAGGCGACGCGCTGGGGCCCGGATTATGACTGCAGCAGCTTCTGTATCAGCGCATATAAGACCGGAGCGGGGATCCCGATCGACACGAGCAGGGTGAACTATACCGGAAACATGAACGGCCTGCTGCAGTATGGCTTCGCGGAGAAGGTAGGATCCTGCAATCTGAACACGGGAGCCGGCCTGCTGCCCGGAGACATCCTGTGGTATCACATCTCCGGGACGAACGGGCACACAGCGCTGTATGCCGGAAACGGGCAGATTGTACACGCGAGGGGCCAGTCCTATGGATCCAGCAAGACCGGAGACCAGGGCAGCGAGATCGCGGTCACAGCCTACTACAGAGGGAAGTGGCAGCACGTCTACAGGTATACCGGCGCGGATCCGGCTGAGGAGCACCTGCCCGGATGGATCGATCCGAAGGAATATTACACGGTCACGGCCCGGATGCCGCTGATCAAAGAGGGCTGCGTCGGATCATCGGTCCGACTCTGGCAGGAGCTGATCGGCGTGCCGGTCGACGGAGAGTTCGGTCCGATCACGCACGGCGCCACGATAGGATTCCAGAATAACCACGACCTGAAGGTCGACGGGGAAGTCGGTCCGAAGTCCTGGGGAGCTGCGCTCAGTGAATTAACTTAATAACATGAAGAGAGGCAGGGGAGAGATCCTCTGCCTCTTTTTTTTGTCCGTTTTGGGTCACTATTTGGGTCACTATTTACGGCTATAATAGGCAAAAATAGTCTTTTACTGGCAATAATTGAACCTATTCAGAACAACAGAAAAACCGCGTGGTTGACACGTTTTTCGAGTTTTCGTGTCAACCATGCGGTTTCTGTGATTTCTGCCGGTGGTGGGACTCGAACCCACACGAAGAGGGGCCGCGGATGCTTATTTTACGGTATATTTGAAATTGACGGGTCACTATTTGAGTCACTATTTTGCGAGGGACTGTGAAAAGTGATCGTTGATCTTCTCGTTCATTGCCCGCTCGACGTCGGACAGTGTATCCCGGTATACGCGCTTCATTACGTGGTCCGTCTTCCATCCGCCCCGTGCCATAATATACTGATCTGGGATCCCGATCGCGTGCAGGATAGATGCTGCATAGTGCCTCAGGTCGTGCAGACGGAAGTGAGGCAGCCCTGCGCGGTCTCTGGCTCTCGCGTACCGATCGGAGAGCGCAGCAGGCGTATCACCATCGATCACGAAGCCGAAGCCCCGGCCGATAGCTGCAACGACCTCAGGAGGGTAGATGATCGTCCTGTACGACGCGTCCGTCTTCGGCATCTCTTTATATACCCATTGCTTGGAATAATTCCTTATACAGGATCTTCTGATCGTGATCGCGTTCGTCTTCTGGTCGATGTCATCATATCTGACCGCGCAGGCCTCTGATCGGCGGACCGGGCCGAACACACACAGCAGGACCAGCCTGTACAGGTTCCGGTCCTCTTTGATCAGGCTTATAAGCTCCTCGACCTCCGCCGTGATCGGCGTGTAAAGGTCCGGACGTTTGCGGGGCGGAAGAGTAATCACGAAGGTCCTCTCCGGCATAAACATCTTAAGCGCAGCGGACAGAAGGCCATAGATGTTGCACACTGTTTTTGCTTCCAGATCCAGATCCAGATCCGACACGAACCGCTGGATGGTGAGGTTATCCAGGTCGACCAGCCTGATCGCGCCGAACCGTGTCGTCGCATAATGCGTATCGTATATGCTCATATAGGACCTGTGGGTCGACGGGGAGATCACCGGCTCCTTTGAGTCGATATACTTCTTAATGGCCTCTCCTACTACCAGATCGGACAGCTGCGGGCCTTCCTTGTATGCGATCGCCATCCGCTCAGCTTCCCGCTTCGTCTCCGCAGTGAAAATCTTCTGGTGGACTTTTCCGGTGCTGTCCTTATAATCGTAGATCACGCAGCGCCACTTTCCTGATGGCGTCTTCTTAGCTCTCGGCATATCTGTCCTCCTTAGATAGAATCATCAGCGAACACATCATAGTCGTCTTCCTGCTCCGTATAATCCGGCGAATAATAGAAGACAGTCGTGGATACTTGATAATCCTCGCCGGACATATCGATCTCGATCCGGGATCCATCCTCTGCTTCCCAGTCGGCAAAGTAGGTCAGCTCCCCGGATGCCAGGGCTACGCCTTCCATGCCGGGCGTGTCCTGGAACGTGCTGCCCTTCTTCCAGGAGCTTCCGGAGGAGCGCGGTTTTCCGTATTTCTTCTTGTATGTGTCCAGGAGCTTGTCATAATCGCTGATGTACTGATCCACATCTGCGTGCGGTTCAGTCAGTGTGTAAGCCCCGCGCTCCAGGCCGAGCGAATCACTGTCAAGATAGAAGACAGCGACAGCGCTGAGGTCAGCGATCTTGACATTGTTCAGGGCATAATAGGTCGCGCCGATCTCATAATCATCATCTGACATATCCGCGTTAGTCTCAGAGGCGATTATGTCAGTCATGCCGCAGCCCCAGTCAAGGCCCCGGAACCTATATGCGTCTGTGATGGTGTCGCCTGCTGCTGGAGCTGCCAGCGCCACAGATAATAATGCTGCAGTAACAAGATATCTGTATTTCATGATGTTTAGCCTCCTTCCTTATGTGCTTCGGTCTCTATTGCCTGTATCCCATATCGCTCGACTCTCTCGAAGTCGTTGTGCTGGATATGCCGGACGGCGTGCCAGAAGGCCGCCGTCTGCTCTTCCTTTGTCAGATCCCCATTGATCAGTACGGTATATGTCCCGTCTGGGTTTGAGCAGACCGCTTCTCTGGCTCCGCTCGGCATATCGTCATTGAGATGTACATAGATGTCATCAAGCAGGATCATCCGAGTCTAACCTCTCCGTTTTCCTCTTTAGTGCCATCGCCAGGCTGTACATGGCCTGCAGATCTTCCGGATCCATATCGCGCTGCACGTCGTACAGCATCTTCAGGTTCGGATTGGTGGCCATGTCTTCGGCGATCTGTGCAGTGACTTCGTCAGTATAATATTCCTGCTGTTGTGATTCTTCGACAGCTTCCCAGCCCATAATGACACGCGGATCCAGATGCAGGACTTTCGACAGTGCGGCGATCTTATCCCGTCTCATATTATCGATGTCGCCGGATTCCCATCTGGAAACAGTCCCTTCACTAACTCCGACAGCATCCGCTATCTGCTTCATTGTAAGATGAAGCTCCAAACGTCTATTCCTAAGAATGTCCCTAATCTCCATATCCATAATGAATCCCTCCTTACCTTGATTATATTACATGATTGCAAAAATGCAAGCGAACAGGAGAAAAGACAAAAAAACTTGCATAAACGCATTGACAACACAAAATGCGGGTGCTAGTATAGGACTTGCGAATATGCAAGAAGGGAGGTGAGAAGATGTTCGATAAGACGGAGTTCAGGGTCCAGGTAACACGGTCCGAGAAGACATACAAAGAAATAGCTGAATATCTTGGCATTGATGAGTCTACATTATGGCGCAAGATCCAGAACGACGGCAGCTTCACAAGGGAAGAAATCAATAAACTTATCAATTTTCTGGGCATTGTAAACCCGGAGGCCATTTTTTTTGCCGGCTAACTTGCATATATGCAAGAAAACGAAAAAGGAGGACCGATGAAGCCAGAAGAACGCATCCGGCGCCGGGTAGGTATCCTGCTTGACTGTGCGAACCTGATGGAAGTCAGCAGGCGGACAGGGATCCCGCGCACGACGCTCCGGAACTGGAAAGCAGATCCGCTCCGGATCAAGGCCCTGGAGCTTGAGAAGCTGGAGGATCTGCTTGGCAAAGGGAAGGAAAGATACAAAGGGGAGAGATGAAATGAAGGGAGTAATCAATAAGGGGAAAGCAGCAGTTATGACGATCTGGATCATGTCCATCATCCGGACAAACGCGGATCCAAAGATGTGGCAGGTCGCGCTGATCGGGATCCTGATGTATGAGGTGATCCTGCTGACGATTGAGACATATCACAGATCAGAGAGAAAGAAGGCAAGGCGAAGGAACATAGAGGCAGGCAGAGAAGACATGAGAAGGCTGGAGAGGGAGAGGCTCTACTGGCTGAAGAGGGAGGCAAGATGAACCAGAACCAGAAGATGAAGGCGATCACCATGGGCGAAGCCATAGTGATGGCGGGCAACCCGGAAGCGGAAGTCTACATGATGGTCCGCGTCTGCGGGGATACGACAGTCGACGAGCTGGGCTTCGCGGAAGGGTTCTTCGTTCCGGAGAAGGAAGAGCCGAAGAAAGAAGAGAAGACCCGCGGCGGGGTCATGAAGGCTGCCGATCATGGCAGGATCGTGGCGCTGTACACAGCAAACCCGCCCAGATCCATCAAATGGATCGCCGACGACATGGGCATCACGCAGCAGACAGTTATCAACCATCTGAAGAAGGACGGGCTCTACGATCCCGGGAAGAAGGAGGAGTCATGAAGAAGTGTACGATCTGCGGTGACAAGATCACCGGCGAAGAAATCAGCGAATGGTGGGCTGATGGTGAAGAGTTCCAGCCTGTGCCGCTGATCTGCCCGGACTGTTACGACCGCAGGAACAGGAGGGACCTGGAAGACAGGTTCGAAGACCTGATGAAGGAGGGAGCACGATGAACGGCGTGGCGATGATCCTGCTGGCGGCCACACTGGCTGGCGCCGGCAGTGTAGAGACCGAAGCAGAAAAGCCGTATACAGACGAAGATCTGTATATCCTGTCTCACATCATCAACGCAGAGGCGGGAAACTGCTCAGAAGACATGATGCTGTCCGTCGGATCCGTCGTCCTGAACCGGGTCCAGGATGACCGTTTCCCGGATACGATCGAGGAAGTCGTCTTCCAGCAGGGGCAGTACAGCCCGACATGGAACGGAGCATATTATGCAGAACCAACTGAAGCAGCTTGTGAGGTGGCGAAGACATTACTGGAAGAAGGACCGACCATCGATCCTTCTGTGGTGTGGCAGGCAGAATTTCCCCAGGGACAGGGCGTCTATGACACGATCGACAGCCCGTGGGGGACGACGATGTACTTCTGTTACTGAGGAGGAGAATATGCCGATATCACTATTCAATGAGAAGATCTGCTCCTGCTGCGGGAAGACGTTCACCGTGAGCGATCCGACACAGTGGAAGCTGAAGATGAAGATCAATAACAAGCCGGCGGTCTTCTGCAGCTGGAGCTGCATGGAGAAGGCCAGGAAGAAGAAGGAGGAGGAAAAAGCATGAAGATAACTGTAGAACTGAACACAGTCGAGGAGATGGAGCAGTTCCTGGAAGCCTGGAAGGCGAAGAAGGAACCGAAGCAGGAAGGCTTCGACCTGAAACCGATGCCCATGACAGAGTCGATCACGCCGGCGGTCGTACAGACCGAAGCGCCCGCCCCAGCTCCGGAACCGGAGCCGGAAACGACGATCAGGGTGCCGTCGTTCGATGAAGTCACGAAGGCAGCCGTCAAACTCATGGACGCAGGCAGGCAGGACGACCTGAGGCAGCTGCTGGTCAAGTATGGCGTGCAGGCGCTGCCGGAGCTGAAGGACAAGCCGGACAAGCTGGCGGAATTCTACGCGGAGCTGGAGGTGATGTAATGGCTGACCATACCGCGAGAGGACACGCGCTCCTCAGCCCATCCTCAGCACATCGCTGGATGACCTGTACTCCCTCCGCACAATTAGAAGCACAGTTCCCAGACACGACTTCCAGCGCAGCTGCAGAAGGCACCCTGGCGCATGAGATCTGCGAGATCAAGGCGCGCCAGAAGTTCTTCCAGAAGACGGACATCGGCTACATGGCCAAGAACGTAGCGACCCGCGAGCTGAACAAAATCCGGAAGGATCCTCTCTTCCAGGACGAGATGGAAGGATACACGGATGACTACGTATCCGAACTCGACTGCCAGGCGCTCGGGTTCACTGAGAGGCCGCACATCGCACTGGAGACGAAGCTGGACCTGACCGAATGGATCCCGGACGGATTCGGGACCGCGGACTGCATCATGATCGGCGGGGACAAGCTGCTGGTCGCGGACTTCAAATACGGCAAAGGCGTGAAGGTCGCGGCGGAAGACAATCCGCAGATGCAGATCTACGCGCTCGGCGCCTGGAAGAAGTTCAGCCTGGTCTACCAGATCAAGCGAGTCGTCATGATGATCATCCAGCCGCGCCTGTCCGTCAATCCGGAGATCTGGGAAGAGAGCATCGAGGACCTGCTGGACTTCGGCGAGTCCGTCAAAGGACTGGCGCAGATGGCCGCAGCAGGGGAAGGCGAGTTCGTCCCGGGCGAGTCGCAGTGCCGGTTCTGCCGGGCGCGGGAGCGCTGCAGGGCGAGGGCTGACTACAACATCCAGATGGCCTTCGGGCCTGCCGGTAAGATGCCTCCGCTGATCACTGACGCAGAAGTCGGAGAGTACCTGCAGCGCGGATCCGACGTGGCGAAGTGGCTGAAGGATCTTCAGGACTACGCGCTGAGGACCTGCCTGGACGGTGGGGAGATTCCGGGATACAAGGCAGTCGAAGGCCGCGGATCCAGAGAATGGACTGACCAGGACAAGGCCTTCAATGCACTGGAAGCAGCAGGCGTCCCGGTCGAGGTGATGTATGAACGCAAACCACTCACGCTGGCTGCACTTGAGAAGGTGGTAGGCAAGAAGGCATTCGCGGAGGCTGTCGGGGAATACGTCGTAAAGACACCGGGCAAGCCTGCGCTGGTGCCGGAGTCAGACAAGCGGCCCGCGATCACGACAGTGGAGCAGGCGTTTAAAGAAGTTCCTGCAGAGCTGCCGTTCTGCTGAGAGGAGGATAAAGCATGACAGATTATACATCAGAGAAGATCGCCAGGAATCTGGAAGCCATAGCAAAGTCTATGGCCCGCATCGAAAAGCAGCTGGAGAACCTGAACAGGACCATTAAGCCGCTGAGCTCGTGCGTTAAGGTGTACCCAAATGGATACAGTGAATTCAATGTCAACAACGAATGAGGGGATATGGCGGGGCCGGATCCGCCTTAACAAGACACACACTGGCCAGATAATTGGAGGCGATCGGAACAGGCTGAACCTCAAGAACACATACCCGGGCAGCTGGATGTTGGTGTTCGCAGGAAGGCTGCTCACTAAACAGCATAAAACAACATAAAACAACACTAAACGGAGGAAAACCATGAACGCAAACACGATCACGATCGGAGAAGCAAGACTTAGCTATGTACACGTATTTGAACCTTATGCCAACAACCCGGGACAGGCGGCGAAGTTCTCGCTGACGATCCTGCTGCCGAAGGCCAACACGGCAGCCAAGGCACAGATCGACGCAGCCATCGAAGCAGCCCGCCAGATCGGCCTGCAGAACAAGTGGAACGGGCAGGCGCCCGCGATCCTCGCGACCACGCTGCACGATGGCGACGGTGTGAAGCAGAACGGGGAAGCCTACGGACCGGAGTGCAGGGGCTGCTGGGTGCTGAACTGCAGCGCGAACCCGGAGCACCCGCCGAAGGTCGTCAACGCGATGCGCCAGCCGGTCATCGACCAGAGTGAGATCTACTCTGGCATCTATGGCTGGGTAAACATCAATTTTTATCCGTACTTCAATTCCGGGAAGAAGGGGATCGGATGCGGGCTGAACGCAGTCATGAAGACCAGGGACGGCGAACCGCTCGGCGGATCCGCTCCGTCTGTAGAGGAAGCATTCGCGGGAGTGCCGCAGATCGACCCGATCACAGGTATGCCGATGTAAGGAGGAGAGGATGCACCATCTCAGTATCGACCTAGAAACGAGGAGCGGTGCGGACATCACGAAGACCGGAAGCTACAGGTATCTGCAGGATCCTGACTTCAAGATCCTCCTGTTCGGGTACAGGGTCGACGACGACCCTGTACAGGTCATCGATCTGGAAGCCGGGGAGGAGATCCCCAGCAAGATCGTGACGGCGCTGCATAATCCGCAGTACGTGAAGCACGCGTATAACGCAGCATTCGAGTGGTACGCGCTGAACCGGGCAGGATACACGACACCGATCGAGCAGTGGCAGTGCACCATGATCTGGTCACTGTACTGCGGATACGCCGGCAGCCTTGCCAATACCGGCGAGGCGATGTGCCTGGGCGAAGATAAGAAGAAGCTCATGACCGGCAAGGCGCTGATCCGGTACTTCTGCACTCCGCAGAGACCGACCAAGACATTCAAAAAGAAATACCACGATCCGGCAGATGATCCGGATAAGTGGGAGCTGTTCAAAGAATACAACGCCCAGGACGTGGTCGCTGAGAGCGCGATCCTGGCAAGGCTGAGCCGCTTCCCGGTGCCGGAGGGCGAGTGGGAGCTGTGGAGAGACGACATCCGCATGAATGCCTTCGGGGTCCGTGTGGACACGCAGCTGATCGACGGGGCCCTGTCCATCAACGACCAGAGCCAGAGAGAACTGACAGACGAAGCTGCCCGGATCACCGGACTGGCAAACCCGAACAGCACGGCGCAGCTGCTCCCGTGGATCGCGGATCATGGCTGCCCGCTCGATAACCTGCAGAAGCTGACCGTCGAGGAGACACTGCAGCGGGATGACCTGGATCCGGACGTGAGACGGGTCCTGCAGTTGAGGCAGCTGCTGGGGAAGACCTCGATCAAGAAGTACGTCGCAATGGAGACGGCCATGGGCGAGGGCGAGAGGATCCGAGGGATCAGCCAGTTCTACGGAGCCAACCGGACCGGCCGATATGCGGGCCGGCTCGTACAGATGCAGAACCTCCCGAGGAACTACCTATCCACACTGGACAGTGCCAGGAAGATGGTCAGGGCGTCAAACTACGAAGGCCTGAAGATGGTCTATGGCAACGTGCCCGACACGCTGAGCCAGCTGATCAGGACCGCATTCATACCGTCAGAGGGCAGGCACTTCGTGGTCGCGGACTTCTCCGCGATCGAAGCCAGGATGATCGCATGGCTCGCAGGCGAGCAATGGGTCATGGACGTCTTCGCGAATGATCAGGACATCTACTGCGAGACCGCGTCCGCCATGTTCGGCGTACCGGTCGAAAAGCACGGCGTCAACTCGGACCTGCGGCAGAAGGGAAAGATCGCGACGCTGGCCCTGGGATACCAGGGATCCATCAATGCCATGATCGCCATGGGGGCCCTCAGGATGGGCATCCCGGAGGATGACCTTCCGGACATCGTCGAGAAGTGGCGCACGTCCCACCCGAAGACGGTCGGGATGTGGTACCGGATCGAAGAGGCGGCAGTCAGCTGCGTGAGCTCCGGAGATCCTATGAGGCCCAACTGCGGAGCAGCACCGATCAGCGGCATAGAGTTCCGGATGGAGAACGACCTGCTCTATGGGCAGACGTTCATGACGATCCAGCTGCCGACGGGAAGGAAGCTGTACTACCCGAAGCCGTTCCTGAAGGAGAACAAGTTCGGCAAGATGGCGATCCACTACTACGGCGTCGACCAGACGTCCGGCAAGTGGGGAGAGCAGTCCACATACGGTGGAAAACTTACCGAGAACATCGTCCAGGCGATCGCGAGGGACTGCCTCTGCGAAGTGATCAGGAGGATCTATGCCAAAGGCTGGGACCTTGTCTTCCATGTCCATGATGAAGTGATCGTGGACGCGCCGCTGGACGTACATACGGAAGATCTCTGCGCTCTTATGGACGCGCCGATCGACTGGGCCCCGGGCCTGCTCCTGAAGGGCGCCGGCTTCGAAGCTGATTACTATATGAAGGATTAAGGAGGGGTGGAATGACAAGACCAATGACCGAAGTTTTGGCGGAGGGGACCGATGACCTGGACAGGATCCTTATAAGCAGCGGGATAAATTGTACGACATGTCAGTTTGCAGAACTGAACAACAATAACGATATGGGGATGTGCCAAAAGCATAATGAGTTTTTGACCTGTCCCGGACTGGGGATCTGCGGAAAATGGAGACTAAAACAGGGAGGAAGACAATGACACATGACCGCGATCTCAATATCGCGATAGGCTCCAGCCGGTGGTCGACCTCCTGGCCGACTTCGATCATGTCATGGTCGGAGTTTTGCGGAAGGCTGAAGACACCGATCCGCGGATCCGAGACGCTGAAGGAATTCCTGGCCATGTCAAAGGCAGACCAGGACAGCCGGAAGGACGTCGGCGGGTTCGTGGGCGGAGTCATAGAAGGGGAACGGCGCAAGGTCGGCAACGTCCGCAGCCGTGACCTCGTAACACTGGACCTTGACAACATACCGGCCGGCAAGGGCCCGGAGGTGATCGGCAACGTGCGGATGCTGGGATGCGCGGCTGCGGTCTATTCGACCAGGAAGCACAGGAGCTCAGCCCCGCGCCTGAGGATCATCATCCCGACGGACAGGACGATGTCTGTCGAGGAGTACGAGCCGATCGCCAGGCGGCTGGCGAAGCTGATCGGGATCGACTACTGCGATCCGACCACGTTCGAACTGAACCGGCTGATGTTCTGGCCATCCTGCTGCAGTGACAGCGAGTACGTCTGTGAAATCATGGACGAACGGTTCCAGTCAGCGGACGCAGTCCTGAATATGTACGGCGACTGGAGGGACGCAGCGCAGTGGCCGATCGCTGAAGGCGAGAAGGCAGCGACCGTCCGGCGCATGGCGAAGCAGCAGGATCCTACCAGCAAGGACGGGATCGTCGGCGCGTTCTGCCGGACCTACAACATCCGGGAGGCGATCGAGAAGTTCCTTCCGGGCGTCTACACACCGACAGCGCACGAAGACAGGCTGACGTTCGCGGGCGGATCCACAGCAGGCGGCGCGATCGTATACGACGGCGACCTGTGGCTGTACAGCCATCACGCGACGGATCCATGCAGCCAGCAGCTGGTCAATGCGTTCGATCTGGTCCGCCTGCATCTGTTCGGCGACCAGGACGACAGCGCGAAGGCCGGCACACCGGTCAGCCGGCTCCCGAGCTACAAGGCCATGACGGAGCTGGCGTTGAAGGACGGATCCGTATCCGCGCTGCTGGCAAAGGAGAGACAGAAGGAAGCGGAGGATGCCTTCGCGGGCATCGATGTCACGCAGCAGGCGGATGACCCCGGAGACTGGAAGGACAAGCTGACCATCACCAAGGACGGGACATACCGGAAGACGATCAACAATCTGGTGGTCATACTGGAGAACGACCCGCGCCTGAAGGGCAGGATCGTGACCGACGAGTTCTCCGGCTGCGGCCTTGCGCTCGGGGCACTGCCTTGGGATCCGCACGAGGACCGGAGGCGCTGGACCGACACAGATGACGCCGGAGCGCTGTGGTACATGGAGACCTTCTACGGGATACCGTCGAAGGATAAGCTGATCGCCGCGCTGGCGATCGTCGGCGGCCGGAACCGGATCAACGAGGTCCGGGACTACCTGCTGGGGTTGAAATGGGACAACAAACACAGGGTAGACACGGTCTTCTGTGACTATCTCGGGGCAGATGACAACATCTACACCCGGGCGGTCGCGAGGAAGAGCCTGGTGGCTGCCGTAGCGCGGGCCATCGTCGGCGGGGTCAAATATGACTATATGCCGATCCTCGCAGGCCCGCAGGGCATCGGCAAGAGTACGCTCCTCGCCACGCTCGGGCGGCAGTGGTTCAGCGACTCGCTGACCACGTTCGAAGGGAAGGAAGCAGCAGAGATGCTGCAGGGCACCTGGCTGAACGAGATCGGCGAACTGGCTGCCATGAGCAAGTACGAAAATGCACAGGTAAAGCAGTTCCTGTCGAAGCGGTCCGACATATACAGGGCAGCCTACGGCAGGCGGACGGAAGAGCATCCGAGGCGCTGCGTATTCTTCGGAACATCGAACGACGTCGAGTTCCTGAGGGACTACACAGGAAACCGGCGATTCTGGCCGATCGACGTCGGCGTGAACGATCCGAAGCTGGATCCGTGGGATGACCTGCCCGGGAACGTCGACCAGATATGGGCGGAGGCCGTCATGTACTGGAGAGCCGGAGAGGGGCTGTACCTTACAGGCAAGGCGGAGAAGATGGCGCTGGAGGCCCAGGAGGAACATCGGGAGGCGTCCGGATGGGAAGGTCTGATCTATGACTTCCTGGAGACGAAGGTACCCTTCAGCTGGGATAAGATGGATGTCCAGCAGCGGAAGATGTGGCTGAACGGTAACACCAAGACAGAGGAGCCGCTGGCGCCGATCGACAGGGTCTGTATCCAGGAGGTGTGGGTCGAGTGCTTGGGCGGCAGTCAGCTGTATCTGAAGCCGCAGGATCGGACGAAGATCGGCAGCATCCTGTCGAGGATGCCCGGCTGGGAGAGGATAAAAACCAGCTCCAGATTCGGTCCTTATGGACTGCAGAGGGGCTTCCGGAGGATGTAGACAACGTGTAGACAGCTGTAGACAGTGTAGACAACCCGAGTGTTACAACTTCTACATTGTCTACAAGAGGTGTAGACAGCGCAAACCCGCATAAATACTGGGCAAAATGACATTTGTCTACATTGTCTACATCATTTCTATAGAAACAGATTAAAAAATAAGAGATTTAAGGATTTTATACATATATGGATTCTTAAATTTCTTAAATAAAAATAAGTCTTATAACGCGCGTAGCAGTTGTAGACAGGAGGAGTAAATGAGAGAAAGCGAACTGGAGAGGATCCTGGTCGACGAGGTCCGGAAGGTGGGCGGCCGGGCGTACAAATGGGTCAGCCCTGGCAATGACGGAGTGCCGGACCGGATCGTATTCTTCCCGGACGGATCGGTCTACTTCGTAGAGCTGAAGACGGAGACCGGGAAGGTATCGGCGCAGCAGAAGATCCAGCAGACGAGGCTGAGGGATCTCGGGCAGCATGTACTGACGATCCGCGGGATGAACGCTCTGATCGCGTTCTTCGCGGTGGCGGGGTACCGGGGCACGGCGGAAAGACTGAGGCAGCGGCATGAAACAAACATATAAATGTTTTTGGTGCGGGAAAGAGATCAGAAGGTATCCGAGCGAGGTTAAAAGAAAAAGCAAAATATTCTGCTGTAGAGACTGCTTAGCCAGGTATAGGTCAAAACAGTATAACCCGGACGGGAGACCAATCACGAGGCACCCGCATTTAAGTGAATACAATAAAGAACACAATTTTGAACGAATGACTCCTGGGGTCCGGGAGAAAATAAGATTGGCCCACGTCGACACAGGAAACACAGACACCTATAGAAAATTATACGGCAAGCATGAACACAGAGCTGTGGCGGAGCAGATCCTTGGAAGGCCTCTTCGGAAGGGCGAAGTCGTACACCATATCAACCGAAACAAGAAGGATAACAGGCCAGAGAATCTGATGATCTTTGAAAGTCAGGCAGATCATGCGCGCTGGCATTACATTCACGACAGGATGGGAGGTGAGGCCCGATGAAGTTCATACCGCATGAATATCAGCGATTCTGTATAGACAGGATCGTCACGACTCGGCGAGTCGGATTATTCCTGGATATGGGCCTCGGTTTGGCAAGACAGTCATATCACTGACGGCCGTCCGGATCCTGAAGTATGAGCGGTTCGACGCGAACAGGATCCTGGTCATCGCTCCGAAGAAGGTAGCGGAGGGAACCTGGACGACGGAAGCACAGAAGTGGGACCACCTGCAGGATCTCCGGGTCGTGCCGGTACTCGGATCCGAGAAGCAGCGCCTGGATGCGCTGGGCATCAACGCAGACGTTTATGTCATCAACAGGGAGAATGTCGTCTGGCTGAAGGAGCTGTACCGGAACGACTGGCCCTTCGACATGGTGATCGTTGACGAGGCATCGTCCTTCAAGAATCATTCAGCGAAGCGGTTCAAGGCGCTGGCTGCGGAGAGCTGCCACATCGACCGGATGGTACTGCTGACCGGCACACCGTCCCCGAACGGGATGATGGACCTGTGGAGCCAGATCTTCCTTCTGGACTCTGGCGCGAGGCTGGAGAGACGGTTCACCCATTTCAGGGAAAAATATTTCCAGCCTGACCTTCGGAGCTGGCAGACCGGACAGATCTACAGCTACAAGCCGAAGAAGGGATCCGAAGAGAAGATCCTGGAGAAGATCTCCGATATATGCATCAGCATGAAGGCGGAGGACTACCTGCAGCTGCCGGACATGGTCTTCGACACGGTCCCGGTCGTCCTGGATCCGAAGGCACGGAAGGCATACGAGAAGATGGAAGCGGAGATGGTGCTGCAGCTGCAAGAAGACGAAGACGCGATCACGGCCATGAGCGCCGCAGCGCTGACCGGCAAGCTGCTGCAGCTGAGCAACGGGGCCGTATACGACGAGAACCGGATCGTCCATCCGGTCCATGAGTGCAAGATCGACGCACTGGCCGAGATGGTCGAGGGCCTGAAGGACAGAGGCAAGGCAGCGCTGATCTTCTACCAGTTCCAGCACGACAGAGACCGGATCCTGAAGAAGCTGAACGATATGCCCAGGATCGTGGTCCATACACTGGACGGCCCGGATGATATCGAAGCCTGGAACTACCACGAGGTCGACGCCCTGCTGGCGCATCCGGCATCAAGCGCCTACGGGCTGAACCTTCAGGAAGGCGGGCATCATATTATATGGTTCGGCCTGACATGGAACTATGAACAGTATGTACAGGCGAACGCCCGGCTGCACAGGCAGGGGCAGAAGGAGCCTGTGATCATACACCACCTGGTATCACAAGGGACCAGGGACACGGACGTAATGAAAGCATTGGAGCATAAGGATCAGGCTCAGCAGTACGTTCTGGAGAGCCTGAAGGCACGGATCCACGAGATCAGGAAGAAGGTGGGGTAATGGTACAGCATATAGCGACACTGGTTAAGAGGTTCGGGCATTGCGACGTGATGCCGATCCCCAGGAAGCAGGTCGGGGTGTATTCCGTGATCTGCCAGGGCTGCGGGAAGAAGATCACCACGCAGTACGAAGGCAGCATCGACTATGTGGTCAGCAAAAGAGGGACCGCGATGTTCTGGCACACTGAGTGCTTCGATAAGGCAGCCGCGAACAAGATCCTCTGGAAGGAGGACTGATGAACAAGACGACGCTGGTACACAAGAACGGCAGATACCGGATCGACGACAGGAACTACGCGATCCTGGATGAGCTGAACGATAACGCCAGGATATCCTTCGCGGACCTGTCCAGGAAGCTGGGCATAAATCGGCAATCGGCCAGAGCGCGGATCCTGGATATGGAGTCCGCCGGGATCATCGAAGGATATACGGTCATGATCAACTGGGATCTGATCGACGGAGGGAAATAATGGACACACTGATCTTATTTGCACTTTTGGCTTGCATTATCATCGGCTTCCTGTTTGGAGCGATCGCCGGCATGGTGGTCATGCATGACAGGCTGGATGTCCCGGATCTTACCGTAGATGCGGAGAAGGCTCCGGAGGATCCGGAGGATGACTGGTAACAACGGGGAGACCCGTTAATATACCGCACTCAACAACTTAATAACATTGTTCTGACGACGGTGTAATTTCAAACAACATTTTTACGCATTTTAAATAATTCCGCCCGATGGTGCGGCGGGCGGGAGGAGGTGACTGATGGGATATATTTTGACATTCATAGCTGGCGGCCTGATCGGGGTCTGGACGATGTGCGCAATGGTGCAGGCAGGACAGGCAGATGACCGGGAGGACATGATGCTGTCGCGGCTGATCAGCTGCGCCGGCTGCAGTCACAGTGACGACAGCTGCCGCTGGTGCCGGCTCCTGGATATGCCGATCGACGAAGATAAATACTGCTGCTGGGCAGAGGAGGATAAACATGACACTTGACGAAGCGATTAAGCGCGAGCTGGACATAGTGAAGAGAAGCGAGAGGAAGGCTGCCGAGCAATTCCCGGAACCGTACTCGATAGCGCATAAGACCTGCATTCAATGCGCCGAGGATCACCGGCAGCTGGTCGAGTGGCTGATGGAGCTGAAGGAACGGAGGAAGAAGGATGTATGACGAGATTAGTATGCGCAATATGTTTGAGCCTGTGGAGATGACCTTTACTGTAGAAGACGCTGATTTAAAGGTGCTGCAAGAGGTCTTATGTGACATCAACATTAAAGAGTGCCCATGGTTTGAGGTAAAAGACAAGCACGGCAACAGCGCAAAGTATTACAGAGAAGAACAGCGACAGCGCAACAATGACGCAATCTGGGACATGCTGAGTAAGGTTTACAACATGGGCACGGTGCCAGACTCTGCCAAGGCTATCATCGGTGATGTGATGTTATTACTGGATGATCCATATATGGAGGGAGAAAGATGAAAATACAGTTTAATCTATCGACCACCATAGAAGTGCCGGATGCAGATGAATGCCCGCCGCCGGAAGAGGTCGAGAGGCAGCTTATTGAATTCTTCGAGGAAGAAGGAATGATCGCACGCGGGCTTGAGGTCACAAACTACTGCGTATCTAAGGGGGAAGGGTGAGGTATGATCTACGTTAAATACAAGAAGCTGACAGATACCGCAACGGTACCGACGCGCGGATCAGCGCGAGCTGCAGGCTATGACCTGTACGCGGACACGGATAAAGACATCATGATGTGGCCGGGAGAGGTCGTCGAGTTCTTCACCGGGCTGGCTCTTGAGATCCCGGACGGGTACTTCGGGGCTGTGTATCCCAGATCCGGACTGGCGACGAAGCTGGGGCTGCGTCTTCCGAACTGCGTCGGGGTCATCGACTCAGACTACAGAGGGAACGTGGGCATCCCGCTGCGGAATGATTCCCGGAGCCCGGTCACAGTGAAGGCACACGAGCGAGTGGCCCAGATCATCATCCAGCCCTGTCCGGATATCGTATTGAGTGAGGCTAAGGAGCTGAGCGAGACGGACAGAGGGACGGCGGGATTCGGATCCACAGGGAGGACGTAATGGCAAAGGATAAGCTGATGGAATATTATCGGGCCGGGTTTGAGCGCGCCTACCGGCTGTATAAGGAAGAAGGACCCGAGGCGCTGGAGAAGGAGATGAGGTTCCGTAACATTACGGGTATTAATTCTCCGCTGATAAGTAAAGAGATCGACGCGGGCATAGTAGAGATCAAACGGCTCACTTACCAGACCATGCTTACAATGGCTACGGGTGTGCTATATTCGGAGTTTGGCTTCGGAAAGAAGCGTTTGCTGCGGTTTAAAGATGTATTCCACGAAGCCGTACAGAGTCTTAATGACGGCATCGTGACGTGGGCAGACATCTGCTATAACATCGAGGACATGACCGGCGTGCGGGTTAATCTTATTGATGATCTCGGAAGGAATACCGGGATGATCAGGGAGGTGTAGGAGTGACTGATAGGCAGTACGAGACATACAGGTATCTGTCCAGACTGTGGCGGATCGATCATGAGATCAAAGACAAAGAGGATGAGCTGAGGAGTATAGGTCTCGTACAGGGCGTCCGCTATGACAGGGATACTGTCCAGACCTCTCTGTCGGATCCGATGGGAAGAGTCGCCGATATCATCGGCGAGATAGAGGAGGAGCAGGAGCGGTACATCCGGGTCAAGCACCAGCTGATCAATGAGATCCATGGCCTGGAGGATCATGTGTACGAGCAGATCCTTGTAGAGCGGTTCATCCAGAAGCGCAGCATTAAGCAGATCCGGATCCGCAAGGACTATTCAAGGAGTACGGCTTATCGTTTATTTCTGGAAGCGCTTGATGCATTCGCTGATAAGTATGGGAACAAATGGGAATCATCATGACCTAATATGGTACCGTGAATAATTGGAGGGAGCAATGCCAGGATCCTGCAGGCCGCGAGTCTCATGCCATACCTTTGCTGCTGATATATAGGATAAGAACTTTCTACTCGCGATCACCTGTGATTGACTCACGCGTCTCCTCCTTTCCACGCGTGATCCGGTCGGGGGTAGACCCGGTCGAAGCCAAAGGATCCGGCATCCTGCACCCTCATACAGCTTCGGCTAAACAGTTGCTTGGGTCAGTTCCCTGCAACGCATAGCGGCATAGGCTTAGGTCTGTGCCGCTATTTATTTGGGAGGGCCCTATGATCTACAAGATATGCAGCCGATGCGGTAAGCGGATCCCGGAGGGGACGACGTGTCCATGCCAGAAGATCCGGAAGGCTGAGAGCGATAAGCACTACGACAAGTACCAGCGGGACCAGAAGTCTACGGAGTTCTATAAGTCGGGAGTGTGGCAGCTGACCAGGCAGAGAGTCCTGAACATGGACCAGCACCTGGATGTATATGAGTACATGATGCACGGCCGGGTAGTGATCGCAGATACGGTGCATCACATCGTACCATTGAAGGAAGACTGGAACAGAAGGCTGGATATCTCGAACCTCATGAGCCTGAACCATGACACACACAGCCAGATCGAGCGCGATTATGAAAAGTACGGCGCAAAAGTGATGGCCTGCCGTCTGTCAGAAATTCTGGGAAGGTACAGGGAGCAGATGGCTCCCAGTTATCACTGACGCCCAGAGGCCCCGGAGCGGGGCAGAGGGGCACCCAGGGGGCGGTCAAAAAAGTATTTTAGGAAGGGGATTGAC